AACTGTCTCCTACTCTACTAACTGCTGACATAATATTATTTATTCAGTGAGAACCTGTTTAGTAGGTTCGTTATGCATTTCCTCAATTGCTTTTCGATATGATTGTTGAATGTGTTCCTCTACTTCCGCAACTATAGCAATTGCTGACTTGTTTAACTGCATAACACACTTCATGTTACCTGCAATCATAGCAGGAAATGTATCAGGTCCTTGTGCTGTTAAAGCAACTCCAAGTGGATTAGTTATATCGTAATCTGTATGCCCAACTTCGCTTACTTCAGCAATGAATTCTTCGCCACTGAGTAACTTAAAACTATAAATTGTACCTTTATATATTTGTATCATTACTTCGCGGAATTAGTATAGTCGTCTAAAATTTCACCAACACGTGATATAATTAATTCTTTTGGTACAGCAGATAAACCATCAAAACCGCCCTCAACTAATAATGTTTCTTTAACATACAATTGTGGAACTGTTCTATGGCCTTCACTAACTACAAAATCTTTAGCAGTATCGTCCTCGTCGATTTTAATCACAGTATGTTCAATGCTGTATTCTTCTAATAAGTCCTTTGCTTTAACGCAATATGGACATCCATCTTTACTATAAATCGTAATCATAAACTAAATCCTTTTAATGTTTCGTCTGTAATATCTTGTTTAACTGCGCCAATAGTGTACGAAGTTATTTGTGTTTCTTGTGGGGCGACCTGAACTTCAGAACCTGAAATCCATTTACCTGTCCACGGTAGTGGGTCTGAACCACCTTTAAATGGTGATTCCAATCCAACTGCCTTCATGCGTTTATTCGCAATGAATTCAACGTACTGACATAATAGTTCTTCATTTAAACCAATGATAGAACCATCTTTAAACAAGTATTTAGCCCAATCTTTTTCTTGTTGAACTGCTTCTAAGTACATTTTTGTTGCTTCTTCTTTTGTATCTTCTTTAATCTTTGCGAAGATAGGGTCATCTTTTGGCATCATTTTAAGAACAGTTTGTGTGAATCCTAAATGTAGGTTTTCATCACGGCAAATTAACTTAATAATCTTAGCATTGCCTTCCATTGATTTAAGTTCTGCAAATGCCCAACTACAAGCAAACGACACATAGAATCTAATACCTTCTAGTACATTCACACTCAACATTGCTAAGTAAATACGTTTCTTTAACTCGTACTCTGTAATCTCTACTTTCTTACCATTAACTGTATGTGTTCCGTATCCAAGTAACTGATAGTAATTACTGTATTCAATTAAATCATCGTAGTACTTACTTACATCTACACCACAATCGATGATTTCTTGAATGTCTAACATCTCATCAAATACAACACTAGGGTCTGCATATACATTGCGAATGATATGTGTATAACTTCTACTATGTACTGTTTCATTGAACGACCACAGTGTAGTCCATGCTTCTAACTCAGGGATACTAATTAATGGCAAGAATCCCAAACTTGGACTTCTTCCTTGTACTGAATCTAATAGTATTTGACGTTTAAGGTTAGATGTAAAGATATGCTTTTCGTGCTCACTCAAACCTTTGAAGTCTTTAACATCTTTGTTAAGTTCGACTTCTTCAGGTCTCCAAAAGAAACCCATTTGCTTGTCTGTTAATTTATCAATCTTTTCGTACTTTAATGTTTCGTAACGTTGAAATCCCATTGACCCATTTGGGTCTACAAACATTGGACTATCAATGTGGCTTTTTTCTTTACTAAAATTAATTACTGACATATTTCTCCTTAAATCTTACAACTTTCGCAGTCATCATCATCGACTGCTACTTCACCCGCACCATCGAATGTTTGGAAGTAATACAACTGCTTTCCGCCGTACTTATAAAACGTAATAATGTCTTCCAACATTTTACTCATTGGAATTTTCTCATCTTCATATTGAATAGGGTTGTAACTTGTATTAACACTAATACCTTGGTCAATGTACTTTTGTAATACTGCCATTACCTTTAAGTATCCAGATGGACCAGGTTGGTCCCAAAGCAGTTCGTACTTATTCTTTAAATGTCTAAACTCAGGTACTACTTGTGCCATTACACCATCTTTGCTTTGTTTAATTGACACGTAACTTCTTGGTGGCTCAACACCATTGGTTGCATTACTAATTTGAGAACTTGTTTCACTAGGCATTAGTGCCATTAACGTACTATTTCTAACACCATATTTCTTAAGGTCTTTGCGTAAGTTAGTCCAATCCATCTTGTTCTTATGTTTAACAATTTCATTAACTTCTTTCTTGTATGTGTCGATTGGTAATACGCCATCACTGTACTTAGTTTCATTACTTAATGGACATGCACCTTCTTCCTGTGCTAATTCATTACTTGCTTTAATTAAGTAGTAACTCCAATGTTGTGCCCACGTGTCAACTAGTTCTAATCCTTCTTGGTCATTATATCCAACGCCATGTTTTGCTAAAAAGTAAGCAAGGTTAATAATACCAACGCCTAGTGGCCTACGGCTTTCAGTAGCCTTTTGTGCCGCTTTAACAGGATACTCTTGGTAACTTAATAATGAATCTAATCCACGTACTGCTAAATTACAAGCACGTTCCATATCCTTTGGTGTTTTAAATGCACCCCAATTAATAGCAGACAATGAACATAATGCAATTTCGCCTTCTTCGTCTTCGAAACTATTAAGTGGCTTTGTTGGTAGGTCTATCTCACAACAAAGATTACTCATTTTAACTGGTGCTAAATCAGGCTTAAATGAACTATGTTCGTTAGCATGATCAACATTCATTAAGTACACACGACCTGTGTCTTTACGTTCTTGAATAAATGTACTAAACAATTCCATAGCAGGAACTTTTTTCTTTCTAATAGAAGTTTTACGTTCATACTTTTCGTACAAGCGTTTAAACTCATCTTGATCTTCGTAGAATGCATTATATAACTTAGGAACATCATCAGGACTAAACAATGTAATGTGACTACCTGCTAATAAACGTTCGTACATAAGTTTATTCATTTGAACACCGTAATCCAATGTTCTAATACGTGTTTCTTCTGTACCTTTATTGTTTTTAAGAACTAGTAAATCCTCTACTTCTAAATGCCAAATCGGATAATACAATGTTGCTGAACCACTTCTAACACCACCTTGCGAACACGATTTAACAGCAGTTGAAAAGTGTTTATAAAAAGGTATAACACCTGTGTGATAAGCATCGCCGCTTCTAATAGGCGAGTTTAATGCTCTAATTCTGCCTGCTCCTATACCAATGCCTGCTTTTTGACTTACGTACTTAACAATAGCACTTGTTGTTGCGTTAATAGAGTCTAAACTATCGTCTGTTTCAACTAATACACAACTACTAAACTGTCTTTGTGGTGTACGCACACCCGCCATTACAGGCGTAGGTAAACTAATTTGATGTGTACTAATTGCATCATAATATTCTTTGACCCAATGTAAACGTGTTTTCTTACCTTTCTTTGGATAATGTGCAAACAATGTTGCCGCAATTAATGCATAACATACTTGTGGTGTTTCAAAGATTTCGTTAGTAACGCGATTTTGTACTAGGTACTTGCCACGAAATTGTTCCATTGCAACATAAGTAAAATCTTCGTCACGTGTATGCTTAATAAAGTTATTAATATAATTCCATTCGCCTTCTGTGTACTCATGTAATAGTTCTGGATCATAAAATCCATTATTTACATTTTTAACTACAATTTCATATATATGACGCGGCTTGAACTGTCTATAAACTTCTTTGCGTAAACTGTAGTTAATTAAACGTCCTGCTACAAACTGGTAATTAGGAGTTTCTTCTGTAATTAAATCGGCCGCTGATTTAATTAATGTTTCTTGTATGTCTTTAGTTGTGATTCCGTTATAGAATTGAATGTGACTTTTTAATTCTACCTGGCTTGCACTAACGCCAGTAATTCCTTCTGTTGCCCAAAATACAACCTTGTGTAGTTTTTCTAAATTAAGGTCTTCTTTTTTGCCATTGCGTTTAGTTACTGTAATAGACATATGCTAGTTCTTCTTGTGAGTGTATATTAATTATGTCTAAATTATATAGACTCACAAATAAGTTAATACTATGCTTCAACCTATAGTTCAATTTAGGTTAGGTTAGTTTAACCTTTTTAATACAAACGCTCTAAAGAATAACTTAATGTTGCGTTATTGCCTGTGTTTGATGCAGTGTAATTTACTGATACGTCTGTGCCACTTTGTGTAACACTAAATGTAATACCCGACACAGCATTCTCATTGTATGACTCATTATATGTTAACGATCCAGGCGTTCCGCCGTCACATGCTATATTAATTGAACCAGTTCGAACAACGCCATCGCGTTTAATAGCATAGTCCATTTTAAATGTTCCTATATTAACATTTGTATGTGTGTCGGTTAAATCAACAGTAAAAATAGTAGCGGCAACTGCTGTATTATCAGTCAGTGGAGCGATCTTACCTACTTCACGTGCATATGTTCCTAGTACAATTTTTTTACTTAAATCAAATGCAATTGATGCATTTTCATTCATTGATATACGCTGATAAGTTACACTATCTGCATCGTTACGCTCAAACATATCACCGATACTAACATTATCAGCATTGGCAATATCAATAACAGTAGAGAATGGATTTCCAGCACCATTGAAATTATTGCCTACGTCATAAAATACATTAAATGCTGATATATTTTTACTAACTGTATCAATATCAATTCCTTGAGCAAGGATATCATCAAACATATTTTGTGAAATACGAGTTCCAGTTGGTCCACCATTTACAGGCGCATCGCCCAACAATACCCCTTTATAGTGTGAAGATAAACTACTATTCGACAATGTAATAGCATTTGTTTTACTATTAATATTCATTCCAAATCCTGTTCCATGGGTTACACAATTATTGAAACTGAGATTTTTTGGAATTAATGTGGTTGTTCCTTGAATTTTAATGCACGACTTATCGTCTGACGCTGATAAAGTAGATACTGTTTTAGGTCCAACAAATGAAATGTTTTCAAAAGAGCTATTTGTTGTACTTTCTAATAAAAATATATCATTATTACTAGTTGATTCAAAACCCATACTACTAATTTCAATATCAGTTGGCACCGTAGCACTGAAATTTCCAATATTAACGCCAGTTTGGTTTTTACTATCTGTGGTTCTAACTACAGCATCTGCAATAGTTGCGCCACCATCAGGAGAATAATACGTAATTGTGGAACTTTTAGCTCCTTCTCCGTGTAATTTAGCATACGACGGAACTTTAATTGTGTCTGTTACTTTATACGTGCCTGCAGGAAAAAATAAACTACGACGAATCTCAGAATTAACTTCACGTGTGTATAATTCACTCAAAGCTCTGTTAATTGCAGACGTGTCGTCTGTTACACCGTCGCCAGTAGCACCAAAATCACGAACACTAACTGTATCATCAAACTTTTGTTGTAATGTTCTTGTAGTTGGCTGACTTACAGTAGGGCCTGTTATAACTTCGTATCCTGCCGCAGTGCCTTTATATATATACGCAGACGCAATCTCTAAAATGTTACTATACTGCGTAAGAACTTCAGTATTTCCGATAGTAGGAGCACCATCTACTACTTTACCGTTTCCAATATATAAACGTCGAGCATCAATTGCCCATCCAAGTTCAGCGCCTGCTAGTTGTGGTAGGTTTTCATTAAGACCTTTACGATGTGTAATTTTTGAAATTTGTGTGATTGCCATGTTCTTTACTTTAATTACGTAGTATTTAACTATTTATGCTAATAGTTTCTCGTAGTATTCCTCTACACGTTTCCACCATGCATTCTTCCATTTCTTGAATTCGTTACCTTCAATAACCCACTCTTGATATTTTTGATTTTGAAATACCCCCGGCTTTACTTGATTAGGTTTTACGCACATTAAAATAACACCTGTTTTAATTTCAGTATTATAAACAGCATTGTGTGCTTCAGCATAAGCGGCTAATTGCAGACAATAGTCCTTAACGTACTCGTCCTTCTTAGGCTTATTAGATTGCTTAAAGTCTAATATAGCAGGGTTACCTTTATGTTCTCCTACTAAGTCTGTAGTGCCTGCATATATTTCCGGATAGTATAATGAAACTTCCGTACCCCAACACTCATTAACATTACACATTCCTTTACTGATAATTTCCTCTGCCATTAAATGTGCTTCTTTAGCAAACGGATTAGATCCAGCCTTTTTAATTACTCCGTCATTAACATAATCTTCGAGATACTTGTGCATGCGTGTTCCGCGATTAGCCGCTTCAGTACAAATAGCATTAGCACGTGTTTCACCTATTGCTTTACGCCAATTGTTAAGACTA